GTTGCAATTCCATAAGCAACTACAATTTGAAGATCTAGGTAATGATAAAATTCTCCCGTGGTTAAACAGCATGGGATATAGTTCTCATTGGATAGAGTTCTTTTATACTCCTCCACATGAGGACGGTATTGTGCATTCTGATAATATTGGTGATTGGCCTTGGGCAAAAATAGTATATCAAATAGGTGCTAAGGGAAGTACTATGAGATGGTGGTCTTCCGATAAAGCATTTGAAGTTAGCACTACAGATGCAAGAGCAGGTGGTGATAGAACAAATGATCACTATCACGGTAAAGTATTAGTTGCTAGACCAGAAGAGTCTACTATTGAGTATGAAGTGGAAGTTGGTACATCCAGTCTTATTAATGTTGGACCTCTACACAGTTCTCACAATCCAACAGATGATAAACGATTTACTATTACTATTGCTTTAATTGATATGAACCAAGATTATGAACATAGAATCCTTTGGGATGAGGCAATAGAATCTTTTAAACCTTACATAGTTCCTTCATTTGATTCTTAAGTAGACCTTTGCGTCTTAAGATAAAGACCTCATGTGGGTTATTTTTATCAAAGTCTTTAAATTCAGTATCAATAAGATAATCTATATTTCCTTCTTCCCATGTATCTAAATTATAGTTAGATCTAAATGCATAGGGATAATTTTCATGTTCATCAAAGATAAATGCTCTTTGTGACAAAAATATATTTGGATCTATTGGATGTCTAACATTAGACCATTCTTCAATCATAGGTTGTAGAGATATAATCATATCTTCTATCTCAGAAAAGATTTCTTCTTTATTATTAAACATAAATGCAAAACTACCTGCATGTAAAGTATGACCATGTTTACCTGTATCTAATATCTTTCCAGTCTTCATATAGTGATTCACAGAATTAAATATCTCTCTGTAATGGTCTCCAAGATTACCTTTATTATTTTTAACGTAATCAAATAAAGCATCATAAAATCTTCTATAGGATATACCTAATTTGTAATGGAAGTATTTTGCAATTATTTGAGTATAACCAGCAATATGGAATTGAACAATTAACCAACCATACATGTATGCTTCTATCAACTCATCATTGGTCATTGTATTAGTCTCAGAGATAAGTTCTATTATCTCAACAACTTCACTATAATCTTTGTCATTCCCAAAGGAAACATAATCTTCTGACTTAATTGTTTTAATTCCATGTACTTCTCTTGAGAGTTTACTATTGAGTTGAGTATTACCAAACATTTGACAGAACCATACATCTATAGATTCATGTTGACCACACTCAAGAACTTTTGAGAATCCTTCCTTCCAAGAATCTAAAGTTTCTTCAGGTAAACCTAAAATAAATTCAGTATATGTTTTAACGCCATATTCTTTACTCTTTTCTATTTGCTCAGATATTCTATTAGCCTTCATATTTTGTCTTTTGATTGCCTTAAGTGTAGGTTCATTCATACTTTGAACACTTATAGTGACTCCTCTACTGATGTCACCAACTATTTGTGCAATCTCAAAAACTACTTCTGTAGAGTTTTTAGTATACTGTATATTGATTGCTTCTAAATGACCCTTATCTGCTGCTTGTCTAAACATCTTTGCAATCTCAACATCTCTATCTCTAAAGATACCAAAGTTAGCATCAGCATTAAAGATAAATCCAACATTATGATTACCTGCCCATTCAATGTCATGTTTAACCCTATCAAGGTTAAACTTTTTAATTTTCTGATATGTCATTCCACCCCAATCACAGTAGGTACACATATGTGGACAACCACGATTGGTCTCCATAGTCATAGCCCACATGACATCAGGATTATCCTGAATGATATCATCAAAAAGACCACTTTGATAAGGACTAGGGAAGTCCAATACTTCAATTCGTTCTTTAACGTAGAGTCGTTCAATACTTTCATTGTTTTTAATTTTTCTTAGAAGATCGCAGAATGACTCTTCACCTTCAGAGATGATAATAGTGTCTATAAAGTCATACTCAAGTAAATGTTTAGTTCCTTGAGGTCCACCAAATTCAATAATACAATCTGGATACTTCTCTTTAATTAGTTTAGCTACATGTAAATTATAGCGTTCATTCCAAATATAACAACTAAACGCACATATTGCAGGATTATCTAAACGTTCTAATATATTTTTTGGATCTTCTCGTCTGAATATAAAATCTTTTAAACAAAAGTTATCTGTAATATCTTTAAACTGACTACAATAACTCCATAGACACCCTACACTATAAGGCAACCAGTAGGTATCTTCTTTTCTTATTTCCACAGCATACTGTGGTTGAAACATGTAGACGTTCTTCATGGTTTTATTAGTTTGTTTTTTAAAAGATTCTTTCTTTTAAGAACCCATATATCATCACGTTCTTCATCACTCCTAGGATTATCTATAATATAAAACTCTTTATTGTGCTTAATTGTGAATGGATATTCTGTTTTTGGATCATAAACAGTTTTTTGTTGTAGTTCAAATAATGATTGTGATACTGGTAGAATAGTTTTTATAAAATTAAATACTTCAGGTTTATTATTCCAGAATAAATCAAAGTCAGTTCCCATACCTAGTTCAAGTGTATGACCTCTATCTTTATTGGATATTAGTTTACCAGTAGTTAGATATGTAGTAATTCTCTCTGTAATTTCTTTGAAGTGATTACCAAATAAACCAGTATCATTTTTTAAACATTCAAACATATTATCATAATATTCTCTATATGTAAGATCTGAGTATTCTGATAACACATGACTGAATCCATTAATATGGAACATTATAACCATCCAAGCATACAGATATGCTTCAACTAATTCTTCAGTTGTCATAGTATCTGTTTGATTTACAATCTCAACAACTTCTTTTATAGAATCTTCTTTATTAGTAAATGACACATAATCTGTTGCATTCACTACTTTAATTCCATACTTATCTCTATTGAGATTTAATTCTGTATTACCAAATACCTGACAAAACCATATGTCAATACTATCTTGACCAGAGGCAAGTAAGTCACATAAACCATCTTTCCAAGATTCTACAGTCTCTTCTGGCAGACCAAGAATCATTTCAGTATATACATTAACTCCTTTATCTCTTGCTTTTTGAACAAACTGTTTTGCTTTTTCTAAAGTATTGTTTTGTCTTCTAACTGCTTTTAGAGTTGGTGTATTCATACTTTGAACACTCATAGACACTCCACGTCTATCATACGGACCTAATGCTTTACTAATATCAAAGACAACATCAGTAGAATTCTTAGTGTATTGTACTGTGAGATCATCTATAATTGCTAATGGATGATCTGCTGCCTTTCTAAGCATCCTTGCAATTAGTAAATCCCTCTCTTTAAATATTCCAAAGTTTGCATCTGCCATCATTAGGAATCCTACCTTATGAGTAGACATCCAGTTAATATCTGCTTCTACTTGAGTAAGATCAAATTTTTTAATCTTATCCATCCATGTACCCCAATCACAAAAGGTGCAATGATGTGGACATCCTCTTGTAGATTCAACTAGTGCTGACCAATGATATTCAGGATTATCTCTTACAATATCATCAAAGATTCCAGAAGTGTATGGACTTACATATGAGAGTTCTTTTAATTGTTCTCTCTCATATACATTTTTTAATTCTTTCTTATTTTTAATTCTGTCGAGCATATCGACAAAAGGTTCTTCACCTTCTCCTAAGATTACACAGTCAATAAAATCCTTCTCTATTAAACTTTTAGTTGATTGAGGTCCACCAAATTCAATAACACAGTCTGGGAATTTATTTTTAATTAGTCTGGCAAGATATAGATTATATTGTTCGTTCCAGATGTATGTGCTGAATACACATACTGCTGGGTCATCTATCCTATCTAAAACCTTAGAAGGATCTTCTCTTTTAAATATTATCTCACCTAGTTCAAAACCTTCAGTATGTTTACACGCATAACTCCATAGACATCCAATAGCATAGGGTAACCAATAGTTCTCTACACCCTTTATGAATATTGCATGTTGTGGTTGAAATAGGTAAACCTTATTCGTCATAGTTACCAATCTGGATATAATTCTTCTATCTTTTCAGTAATATAATTCTCAGATACAATTGTATCAGCACAGAGATGTGCTATCTGATCATCATTATCTGATAGTGCAGTAAACGGTCCAGGATAGTCATTGTCCCACTTAGGATCGCTATTCCAAACTGCTTCTTGAAAGTCTTGAAATATGCCCATTTTACTTTTATTCATATTTATGCTAAATAGTTTAGCAAATTACTTGATAAAAGACAATGGATGAATTATTAGATATGGTTGTAAATGACGCATCCGCATCAGATATCACCGACAAAATTAAAGACATTTTATATACAAAATCGTCTGGAAAAATTGAAGGTTTGAAGCCTGAGGTTAACACTAGTGCGTTCTCTCCTGAGCAAGAAGAAGCACCTAGTGAAGAAGAATAGTATAAATATATAATAAAGCGGATTTTAGGTCCAATGAAACTGATTAGAGAAGAAATCGAAAAGGTTGAAGTTATTACCGAAGCAGTCGGTGGTAAGAAGAATCTTTTCATTAAAGGTGTCTTTCTCCAAAGCGAAATGGTAAACCGTAATGGTCGGTTATATCCAATGAAGATTATGGAGAAAGAGGTCAATAGGTACAACAAGGATTATGTCCAAAAAGGACGTGCTCTTGGTGAATTGGGTCATCCTGATGGACCTACTGTAAACCTCGATAGAGTATCTCATAAGATTACAGATCTAAAACAAGAAGGTAACAACTTTGTTGGTAAGGCACAGATTCTATCTACTCCTATGGGTAAGATAACTGAGTCTCTTTTAAAGGACGGTGTAACACTTGGAGTATCTTCAAGAGGTATTGGTTCTTTAAGAGATTCTCCTAAAGGATACAAGGAAGTTGGTGAAGACTTTATGTTAGCAACTGCTGCTGATATCGTTGCAGACCCTTCTGCTCCCGATGCTTTTGTATCAGGAATCATGGAAGGTAAGGAATGGTATTGGGATAATGGTGCTTTATTAGAACGCCAAGCAGAGATTACAAGGAATAAAATTGAGAGTGCGGTAGTCTCTAGGAACCTCGAAGAAAAGAAACTTGGATTATTTCAAGACTTCTTAAATTCATTATAAGATATATAACTTAAATTTCTAATTTAATAAATAAATATAGATTTCTATTAGGTCTAATCGGAGAAACTTCAAATGTCTAGTGACAAAAATTTACAGGAAATGGAATCAGGCACAAAGCAATCCAACACTGCCGTAAATGCGAAAGCAGGAGCAGGGGATGCAATGCCCAAGTTAACAACAGGTGGAACACCTCAAACTTGGGAAGATCTTGGTGGTCCAGATCCTACTAACTACAAACCAGATGACAATTCAGCAGCCCTGAAGACACCTGGATCTACCCTTAAGCAAGTTAAGGATGTAGTTACTAACCGTAAAGGTAAAAAGGACGGTGCATCAGGTGATGATGTTGGCGTTGGTAAAAAACTTGCAAACGTTCCTGAGGAAGAAGAAGTGAAACTCGAAGCAGACCAGGAAGTTGTCGCTGAAGACGAAGTAGCAACTGATGAAGTTGTTGCTGAAGAGGAGACTACTGAAGAAGAAGTCGTTGCTGAAGAAGAAGCAACTGATGCAGAGGAATCTGCTGAAGTCGTTGCTGAAGAAGAAGCAGTAGAAGAAGAAGTAATCGACGTTGAAGAAGACGTTGCTGCACTTCTAGATGGAGAAGAACTCAGTGAAGAGTTCCAATCTAAAGCTCGTACAATCTTTGAAGCTGCACTCAGATCTAAAGTATCTGAAGTTAAAGAAGCAGTTACTAAGCAGTACGAAGAGTCATACGAGACTAAACTCGTAGAAGAGGTAGAAGCAATCCGTGGTTCTATTGTAGAACGCATTGATTCTTACCTAGAATATGTTGCAGAAGAATGGGTCACCGAAAACCAACTCGCAATCGAGTCTGGTCTCAAGGCAGAGATGACCGAATCATTCCTCAGTGGCATGAAGAGTCTTTTTGAAGAACATTATGTATCAATCCCTGAAGACAAATATGATGTCCTTGAGAATATGGTAGACAAACTTGATGACATGGAGACCAAGCTCAACGAACAGATCGAGAAGAACATTAACCTAAACAAGAGACTCGCTGAGTCTGTTGCACAGGAAATATTCTCCGAAGTATCTGAAGGTTTAGCACTATCACAAAAAGAGAAGCTTGCTTCCTTAGCAGAGAGTGTGGAGTTTGAAAGTGATGACGAATATCGTGAAAAATTGGAGACATTGAAGGAATCTTATTATCCTTCTAAAGGAAGTTCTCCGAACAAAGCAAAATCTGAAAACCTCTCTGAAGGGGTTGACGTTGCCGATGGAGGTTACTCTTCACAGACAATGAATGCTTACCTTAAGACACTTTCAGGCTTAGCTAAGAAGTGAATTTAAGATTATTTATTTCAAACAAAAAACACATTAAAGGAAATTATTAGCATGTTTCAATCAGAAGCACTGCAAGAGAAGTGGGCTCCAGTTCTCGATTATGACGGTCTAGATAAAATCGAAGATTCTCATAAAAGAGCTGTTACCGCAGTCTTGTTAGAAAACCAAGAACAATTTTTAAGAGAGCAATCAGCATTCTCGACTGGAATGTTGACCGAAACACCAACAAACGCAGGTAATGCTGCTGGTGCTGGTGGTGCATTCGGAGCCGATGCCGCTGCAGCAGGTCCTGTTGCTGGTTTCGACCCTGTTCTAATCAGTCTTATACGTCGTGCTATGCCTAACTTGGTGGCATACGATTTAGCTGGCGTACAACCAATGAGTGGTCCTACTGGACTTATCTTCGCAATGCGTTCACGCTACACCAACCAAAGCGGAACTGAGACATTCTACAACGAAGTTGATACTGCATTCTCTGGTCAGGACGATGGTCTTGATGAGGCAAGCGGATTCTCTGACGGCGTTGCAGGTATGGGTACAACCTCACAAGCAGGTTCAAACCCAGGTCTTCTTAACCCTGTTGGTTCTGCATCTTCTACTGCCTACAATGTAGGTCAAGGTATGAAGACTGGAGACAGTGAGAACCTTGGAAATGGAACTGGTAACCAGTTCAACGAAATGGCATTCAGCATCGAGAAAGTTCTCGTTGAAGCCAAGTCTCGTGCCCTAAAGGCTGAGTACTCACTAGAGCTAGCTCAAGACCTCAAGGCGATCCACGGATTGAACGCTGAAGCAGAACTTGCAAACATCCTAAGTACAGAAATCCTTGCGGAAATTAACCGTGAAGTTATCCGTACTATCTACAAGGTTGCCGAGCAAGGTGCTGCTGCTAACACTGCTACCGCTGGTGTCTTTGACTTAGACATCGACAGTAATGGTCGTTGGTCCGTTGAGAAGTTTAAAGGTCTACTATTCCAAATCGAGCGTGATGCTAACGCAATCGCACAAAGAACTCGTAGAGGAAAGGGTAATGTGATCATGTGTTCTGCTGACGTTGCATCTGCACTGTCTATGGCTGGAGTACTTGACTACACACCTGCTCTTAACGCTAACCTTAACGTTGACGACACAGGCAATACATTTGCTGGTGTTCTTCTAGGTAAGTACAGAGTCTACATCGACCCTTATGCTGCTAACGTTGCTGCTCAACAGTACTACGTTGTTGGATACAAAGGATCTTCTCCTTATGACGCTGGTTTATTCTACTGCCCTTATGTACCACTACAGATGGTAAGAGCGGTTGGAGAAAACACCTTCCAGCCAAAAATTGGATTTAAGACAAGATATGGTCTTGTTGCAAACCCATTCGCTGAAGGTACTGA